TCATACAACCCGACTTCACAATCTAAACCGTAACAGCCGCCACCGCCTGTGGTTTCATATATGATTGCAATACGTAAGTTGGTGTCACTTAGTTTCTCAGGTGTCCAATCCGTTATTGATGTTACGTCAAACCAATGAAGAGATTCAGTTGCTTCCGTAATTGTTCCTGCATGGTAATATCGAACGTTACCATCAAAAGAAATGTAAACTCCAACCTCCCTTGATGTAACATATCCTTCACACCCCACTTCAACTTTAGTAATTGTCCTGCCCGTAAGGTTAAAACCATATCCTAAATAACCTTGTATAGCATCTAAAATGCTGGCAAGCGTTCTTGCGTCGTCGCTTGCATAAGCGTTTGTTGGACTAAGCCAGCCTTTTTGAATTTGCCAAGTATCGGTTGGGCTCTTAGTTTCTACGGTCATTCTGCATCATCATCCCAATACGCTATCCAGCCGTAAGCATAAATAGTATCGCTTAGGTTTAGATTTAAGGCTTCACCTGCAACAGTCTGTAAGAGAAATGCTGGTGGTTGAACACTAATGGTATAACCTTCTCTTGCTTGAAAAGGCATTGCTCCTGTCAGGTCAGTTTCATGACTTCTCCATTTAGCAGAAACCGTTCCAGCAAAATTTACAACTATCATGTAAACCTTAATTCTTTTTCCTATTACAGCCGCTACGATTTCATTGTCACTAGAAGTGTTGCAACTGATAATGGCTGTTTTTAATGCCTTCTCAATTTCTGCAACAACAACTTCTTCGTGAACTTCGTGCTCACCGATTGTCTGTTTGATGGTTCGAAGTTTCTTTCCTGCAGCATCAGCTGGAAGCCTAATATAACTTTCACTCACTTACCTTTCCCCACCTTCTTCATAAGTGCTTGCTTATCTTTCTCTGTCTTAATCTTCTCTGCAACCAGCTCTTCATTGGTCTCATGCTTAATTGTGATGTCTAATGGTTTTGTAGACACTTCAACTTTGCTTGTAACTTTCAATGGATCAGTCTTCACAGTTACTTCTAACGGATTAGTCTTTATCGGGTCACTAGTGATGTTGAAGTTGATGTCAACCTTCTGTGGTTTAACAGCTTCCTGTAATGACTCAGTTTCTACTGGTGGTTGTACTGGTGCTTCTACTTCTGGAAGTGCCTCCTCTAATCGCCATTTCATACTATCTCTAAGAATCTGACGTGCTTCTGCTACAGTTATAAGCCTAAGTTCGACAGCTTTGAATAAATCTGCTGTTACGTACTCTATCTCAGGTGTTCCGAAGTGAAGTCTTGCATTGACAGCTTTACCATCGAAACCATAGCCGTTTAGTACTGTAATCCATAGGATCTCTATCTCTCTCTTGATGATTCGTCTGATGCTAGATATTTTGAACTCAAACAGTTCTCTAGCGGCTTCAGCGGTTGCTTTAGTAAATCCCTGTTCTAACCCTAGTTTAAGACTCGGATTTGCTAGAGCCATTAGGAATTCATGATGATTACTATCAATCCATTTATCATATGACTGAGTTCTCTGAGGAACAGATAGTTTAATATCACCTTTTACATTAGTAGCGATCCTTTGGCCAGTTGATTTCATAGCAGTGACTTCTTTACCCATCTTTTCAATCTTGTCATCAGATAAGCCATCGAAAACCCAGAGTTCGTTGCCGAATGAGAACTTCTCAAAGCCTTCCTTCATCGATTTCCTCGTTGATTTACGAATTTCCCAGAGAGATGGAACATCATTATCTGGTTTAGCTATAAGGCCTAAGATTATACCAGATCCGAATGGTGCAAAACCAGTTTCAGATGTTTTGAAATGTATAAAAGTGCCAAATGGCAGCACTTTAGCGCCAAAAATATGTGTTAGCCTAAGATTATACTCTTCAATAATGGGAACGGTTTTGACTCGAGGCTCTGCTTTATCGATTGACTCAATAGGAATGTTAGAGAAGCCATTTTGACCATGCCAGAGAGAGTTACCAAAGGCTACTAGTTCGATGGCAATCTGAAGTGTCTTGTAGTCTAAATTGACATCCTTATTCCAATGGTCAAGGCATTCTTTAGCTGTCCATTGAATACCATTAGGACCAGTAGGTAATGTTGCAGTATAGGCTTCATCTACAGTAGTAAATATCCCTGTACTAATGACCTCTTGAGCAAATTGTGTAATAGATTCCTTAATAACAGGATCTTTGTTGAAAACCTTGAGCTGATCAGCGAAACTAGTTGTTAGCCTAACACCGTAAGATTGTTCTACTTGACCTAGAATGACATGTCCTGTAGCTTCACTTAGTACCTTCTGTGGATACAGGGTTTCGCTTAGCCATTTGCGAATACCCATTGAGCTACTCCCCTTTGAATTCTTTGAGTACCTTCTTCACGTCTTGAGTAAGACGATTGAGAGCTGCAGTATTTTGTCTCAAGATGAAGTTCTTTGGAATCACAGCTTCAATAGAACTGATGAGTTTATCTCTTGCTACTTTAGTTCCAAGGCTAATCTTATCATTAATACTTGCTTTAGTCTCCGTTAGCTCTTTGGTAACTCGCTGAAGTGCCTCAGTAAGCGTCTTAACTTCCTTAACGAGTTCCTCGGCTTTCTCTACTGGAGTAGATGTTTCAGTTGCACGCATTATAGTGGCACAGTAAGCGGCAGGATCTTCTTTGTCTTGATTCTGAGCGATACAGTCTTCCATGTCTCTATAGCCAGCAAATGATTCACCGAGAGTAACTTCGGCTAGTACAGATCCGAGTTGCTTCTTAGCTTCGAAAAGTGTAACTGTAGCATTTGCATCACCCGGTTTCAATGTTTCTAACAAATCAATCCTGTTGATGCTGAGGCCGATGAATTCTTTACCTTCGGGTTTATCTTCGATATCACGCCATGTGTACTCGATGCTGGATTTGCTTATAGCCCCATCATGGACTTTCTTGACATATTCTGGCGGAACTAAGAGAAGTGCTTCAAGTTGCTTCTCTTCCTCATTCCATTCGGAATCGATTGCATAGGCACCGTAGATTGGCAATTTAGCATGATCAAGGCCAACAGGTCTACCAACTAAAGAGGCAGCATTACGCATAAGTTGAGTTTCGGCAAAAATCCTTACTGGATAGTTTGGGTCTTCTGGGTGCACTGTAGTCGTAGGAGTTTTGGCTACTACTTTGAGTAGTCTATCTTTTGGCAATTCGTCTACTTTCTCGAGGTTTAGCCATTCGAATGACTCTTTCATGTTAATACCTCAATGACAAGAAATATATACATGATCCAGTATTAATTAGTTCAGCATTAAAGAGTTGCTTAAGTCTCTCCATGACCTAGGGAGAGCATATTCAAAGTAAGGAGATGAATGACATGTTTGATAAAGTACTTAAAGAATCTATACTTGCGGATCCAAGTAAGGGACAGCCTTTCTTAGATAGTTTAGTTAGTAGGTTTGATGCACAGCTTTTCATGCGTAAGTTTAGAGAAGCAGCTATGCGTAGGAAAGTACTAAAGGAAGCTGAAGGTACACTACAGGGTGCAGTGGATACTGAGACTGATGCAACAAGTGCATTGGGTGAAGTTTACAGGCAGATTATAATGGGTGTGGAGGAACATCATCCGTTAGACTTTGCTAGAATATATCAAACTGATAAAATGCAGCTTCTAGTGCCGGTAGGTACACATGGAGTTGCAACTAAGAGAGCAGCTGGTGGAACATTCACTGCTGGAGAGAAGACACAATCACCTGTAACGATTACACTTGATCAAGAGTTTGGACTTGATACAAGTTGGACAAAGGCACATCTTGAGGATGCTTCATGGGATGTCTTGGCTGAGCAAACACAGAACGCAGGATATGCGGTGCAACATAAGCTATGTGAGAGACTCTTAAGACGAATTCAGCATATTGATGCGGCAAGTCTGGCTAGTGCAGCGCATGTTGCGATTGCAAATCAAAGCGCGATAACAATGGCCGAGTTTACAGCAATGTTAGCAGCGGTGGATATTCAAGGAACAGGACCGCCAGACTATGTTTTGGTGAGTCCGAAGAAATACTGGCAACTACTGTCACTAACTGAGTTCGTGAGTTCACTATATGCGGGATCTGATGAAGTCATGAGAACGGGAATTGCGAAGACGATGTTTGGAGTAACTGTTGTGAGGATTAGTGATATGGGCATGATTACGCAGGCGAAGTACGATGGTGGAGCAGTTGCAGATCTTGTGAAAGATGAAGCGTTCACTGGAACAGTTCAAGGAGCCTCGACAGGTTTCATTCTAGCAGATAGTTGCATAAGCGGTACTTTCGGTGGAAGCAACAAGACTGGACTTGTAACATGTCTAGTTTCAACAGGAGCCTTAGTAGACAATCAATTATTGACTGGCACGGGAACAGGAACTGTACTTGTTAATGGAAACCCAGGTGCATGGAGTGATATCATTGCATTGAACAGCAAGAAAGCACTAGCACTGGTCTATCGAAGAAACATTGAGATAGAACCATTCCAGTATCCAGACCAGAACAGGTATGGGTTTACGACAAGTGTGAGGGCAAAGACAGGTGCAGTGGTTCCTTCTGCGATAGCAGTCGGCCTTTGTACAGCAGCATAGTAGAGTGGAAAGATATGCAGACCACTCGCAACCTCCCTTTTTTTAAAAAACCTGAAAAGTCCTTTTTTCATATCAGAGTATGTGACCTCGCACAGAGTGCTAGCTGTCCGAAGAGAGCTAAGATTCAATATAAGGGAATAGCACAGAAGTATGTAAGTGGTGCGATGGCTAAGGGTACTGAGATGCATAGAGAGTACTCGGTGCCATATAAGAGTTTTGATAGAAGAGTACTCGTTTATAGGCTGATGAATCAGTATGGAAGAGTGCATAAGAGGGTACTGGAGACTGATGATAAGATAATCGAACTAGCTGGTGTACCGGATGATTATAGAGTACTGAATCACTGGTCTAGTGGTAAGTTAGGCAATCATAGTATTAATCTCAGCACTGATCAAATCAGCTCAGATAGAAAGCATGGCATGAGGTTAGTGAAGAAGACAGTAGCCTTGATTGAGGTGAAGACTACGCGCAAGAAGAGATTATGGAGTAATGAGGTGGCTAGTGCTGCGTTTCAGCTGCAGTTGTATGTATGGTTGCTTCGGCCGCATCTAGAGAGGTTTGGCTACGAGATACATAACCGGCACTATCTTGAGATGTATAGTCAGTATGACGGCAGGCTACTGAGGAGACTAGTAGTACAGGGATTAGCTACGAGTACTATTGAGGGTATGATTAGTGATGCGATTGATAGTTTCAGAGGACTTAAGCCGATGAGTATTCCGCCGAGGCATGTATGTAAGAGATGTCCGAAGAATATAAGGGAAGTGTGTGATTGGCGGAGGTGAATAGAATGAAGATTGTACGGTATTTTAGGCATCTAACAGGATTAGAGCCAACGAAGGATCAGAAGAGACTGTTGAAGGCAGCTATGAAGGATCCAAGGATATTGATATCTGCTGGAAGGCAATCAGGCAAGACGATAGTAGTGGCTGTATTAGTGATGTGGTGGATGTTCGAGTCTAAGCTGAGACCATTGAGGATCTTATTGGTCAGTGCTCAAGACAATATTGTATATTATTATGTGAAACGGTTCTTTGATGCGCACCCAGATATGGCTGATGATGTGATACAGAAGGGTAGAGTCTATGCAGTGCCGCAGTACGGATTCTCGGTGCTAGAAGGATCAGAGCTGTTTGTACGCGGAGCAAGTGAAAGGAATATTAGAGGAGTACCGGCTGACATTGTGATAATTGATGAGGCTTGCAGTGTTTATGATGATTCGATATTGACAGCCATGGGGAACTTGAGTGGTACTGTATCGAAGTTCATATTGCTGAGTACGCCTCATAAGCTAGAGTCGTTATTCGCGAAATGGCTACGAGAACCGCAAGTGCATAGCTTTAGTGTATATCAGTGGAGCACGGAAGGACTTAGTTGGCACACAGAGGACTTAATGGCTGTGAAAAGGGTTGAGTACAGTGCTGCGAGATATGCTATTGAGGTACTGGGTAGACTGCCTACTAGTAAAGAGCTTGCGATCAGCGGAGATTTGATAGGCACTGTAGTACTCGGTAGATGGCTGGAGCCTAAAGATGAGACGATAGTTATTTAGGCTGATGTTATCTAAGTTCTCTCCGATAGCCTTCATAGAAATGCTACTACTTCTGCTCCCCTCATCACGTCGATAGCTGTCTGAATATGACCTTTGATTTCCTCACATCTCTCAATGCCCTTCTCGTATCTGGCAATTGCTTGATCATTAGCCTTCAGCTCGTGTTCCAGTTCCTCTATACTCATCTCGATATCAACCTTCAGTACTTTCATATTCTCTCTCTTCTGCTTGACTCCATGTCGAAACATACTTTCACCTCCTTATTCTATTTTTTTGAGCTCTAATATATATTAAAGGTCTCCTACCGGTGGATGCTGACAACCCCTAAATATTATAGGCACCGGGCCCCCTGCGGCGATGACTATGGAATTTAGCTCAGCAGACACCTTAACCACTTGTCTACCCTTCATCTGTCTATACCATTATACTGTTTATCCTGCTACGCTACAGTCTGTCTCTCTACTGAGCTGGTTGTCTACTACCTATAGTGATAGGATAGATAGGCCCCAGGCGAGTGACTACCTACTCTGCCACTGGTCTTGCTACTAGTCACACCACTACGCTACTAATCCTTAAGCACTGCAGATAGTTCTCTACACACTACAATACTGTTAGTCACACGGCAGGCTAGATAGTCACTCGATGGCTCTTATGACACTTGTCTACTGAGCTTACACACTCGGCTACTGGCTACTGAGCTTACTCTATCTGCCACTCGGTATCTGGCTGATCCATCACTAGAATGCAAGACAGAGCATACCGATAGGCTTCTAGAAGTGCTTTCTTCTGATCCTGAGCACTTGCCAGAACTTCTATCTGCCTAGTGAGCTCAGTGATTTCTTCTCGGATAGTCTTAATGGCTTTCTCACTCATGTGTATTCACCTCCTGTAAGCGGCTGATAGCTGTCATGACACCGGCCGTCTGTTCAACTGTGGTTGACAGACATCTAGGGTTCATTCTTCCTCAACCACCTTCTTAAACATCACATGAAACGATAGGTCAGTATAGATAAAGTCAACCTTATAACCTATCATTCGGGTCTTGATGAATTCTAGCATACGATGAACTGCTAACCAATTATCTTCACTACTATCATACTTCACTGTGAATAAGAAACCTCTTTCAGCTTGTATTGCTAACTCTCTCTCAGATAGTTCTGCCAATACTATTCACCTCCTGTAGTATGCCATAGAAGAACTTATGCTGATCAAGAACATAGCTGAATAGATCCTCATCGATTTTATAGCCACTCATAACATAGCATCGTAATAGATCATTTGTCGGCCTAATCAATAATCCCTTTGGTATACCAGGATGCTTCTCTGTATACTCCATTATCATATTATACTCTTCCCTTGTAATGATGCGTTTACTTACCGATGAGACACTATTACCTTTAAAGATTATCTCTCTATTCTCCAACATACTTTTCTTCTCATCTCTACTAAAATAATGTGAGATTGGTATCACACGAGATCTAAAGTCTTCTGGATAGACATTCGGATTCTTATTAGTGCTGAACATCCAAACACTCCGAAGTTTTCGAAAGCCTAAGTAACCTCCACCGATATACCCTTCGAATTCATACTTCGGTGGTCCAAAGATAATGGGTTTCTTCGGTGCTAAATTATACTTCTTACTATAGCGTTCCTCCGTCAAGATCTTATTCAGTGCATTGAATATATGTGATGTCTGTCCTGGATATACATTGAATTCATCAATCATTGTTACACCACGGATAGCTCTACAAGGCAGAGGAAGATTCGGCACACGACTTTTAAGGTCAAGACCTCCGATAAGACCTGGCACTGTAATACTTTCTGCTTCTGCAATAGGTATCTCTCGTGATTCACAATACTCACGGATATATTTGAACGTCCATGATCTTAGACTTTCCATTGGACCGTGTAAGAACAGATGCATCGTAGGTGGTATTTCAGCTGGCTTCTCTCCGATCTGCTCTATCTCGATGAATTCATCGACACTACCATATCGAGCAGAGGCAATTGCGAGATTTATGAGCCTAATCCTCATTTCATGATTCGATTTCGGCGTCTTTAACCCAATCTGGGACATCGTATTCTTTCTCCTCATACTTGTAGCTTACATATCCGCATTCCTGGCATTTATACAGCTGTTTTCTTTCTCCACTGATTGCACATAGTCCAGCTTTAACTACGTGCTCGCTTTTACATTGCCTACATTTCAATGGTTTCACCTATTCATTTATATAGATGATCCTGTATTTATACTTTTTGTGTAGTTGAGTCCAATCTTTATTATATATAGATATGCGTACGATTTGTTGCAAAATTGAACTTTAGACTTAGACAAAAACTAGGCTGAACCCACTGGTGGCTAGATGGAGGTGACTAACCACCAGCAATTAGGCATAAGACTTATCTTATCTAAGTTCTCTACGAGAGCCATTCTGATCATTGATTGTACTGAAGGCTTAAATAGTACTTTGATCACGCCATTGTACTAATTAGCCTAATGGTGCTGGTAATGGTGGCCACCAATCAAGCTCATATTCTTCTTCCATCTCGATGAATCTAACTTTATCATTCATTGCCCTATACAATGCTATCTCAGGAGTATCAGAATAGCTTCGTCTCATTCCTGACACCGGAGTTAGATGAGGCACTAAAGTAACTTCAGCAAAGAAATCATTCCCATGAACTGGAGGTTCTTCAACTTTAACGATATGAACTTCCATGATTCGATACCAAGCATTATCGAAGCCATCACCAGGACTGTTTACTCTCAATTTGTAACTGGGAATCCATTTATTCACTCCACCAATGACTCCAGCAGTACCTTGTGCTGTGATTACTAACCCTTCTATTGGATCTTTACGTTTTTCAAGTTCATTCTCAGCTAATTCGTCCAATTCTCTTTGCGTGCGAATATACTTAGCTAGTATTGGCCACATTCTTACCTTATGATTTGTCTGACTAGTAGCGTCTTGTCTGTAACTTACCATAGGAAGTGGAATAACCATACCATCAAGATATAAATTAGCTACTTCCTCGTATGCATCAGTATGGGCGTGTAATTTAATCTCTACTATTCTCCAGTTAAACTCTAATGCGCCTGGGTTAGCACTGTATTGCCATTCTTTCAAAACGTAACCATCATAGTTTCGTATTGCTACTTCAGTCCCTATAGGAGTAGGATATTCATCCCAATAATCACGCCAGAATCCAACAGTATGAAGAGAGTAGTAATATCTAATCTTAAGTCCTTGAGTATCTTCTAGTTCAATGTATACATAAGGCCAGTCATAGCTATCACCTGGTATATTCACATAGAGAGAAACTGTCATTTCCGATTCATAGAATAAGTCAAAAGGTAAATAATCATAATCATGCTTAGGAAAGCTTAATATTATTTCACATTGTACCTCTGTTCCTCTAGCACTTCTTATAGATGCTGTACCATAACGTTTTATAATATACTCATTTGATATAACGTTATTACCCGAACCAGTAAAGTCTTCTGCATTACCATCTGACCAGCCATCATTAATGCCACCTGCTTTCGCTATTATATAATTGCGGAGTTCGTAGCTGTCAAACTCTGTTTTACGGATCATTCCTATAATATTATTATCAGCCGCATCAGCAACACATTTGAGAATGATTCCAGAATCAATTGATGGATCTATCGGGATGAGATGTAATACTTTGAATTCATCTACGTAGAAGTCGTAATTGATCTTCTCACAGATCTTTCTGAATGCCTCACATAGAAACTCTTCACCGCGATCCATATATTGTATCTGTGGAATTGTTTGTCCTTGATATTGGTGTTCAGCATCTGGAGTAAAAATGATCTCCGAACCAGCGTTAGAGAGCATATCATCTATGATATCATCAGCATATTGTTTCTTATACAACCATTCTCCAGTCTTGTTGACTGATTTGTTCTGAAGATCCTGTCCGTAGTCTCTTCCAGCAAGTTCAAAGCTTTGACGGTAAATTCCTTCTCTGTCTTCTGATATCGGATGGCCTTTATCGAAGTAACCACGCATAAAGAGAATTTCCTCAATTGTGATTGCAATAGGATCATCAGGAGAGAATACACCTTCATACTTATTGCCTGTATTATCTACCTTGATTCTGAACCTTCCGATACCGTCTGTTGCTTTTCGATACAAATCTATCCTTTCAATATAATCCAATGCAGCTCTATAAGTACCGACTACTGTAGCATTGGCATAAACAAGGCCGCTAATAGCGAGTGTAAATGTGCCAACAATAGTTGCGTTGACTAAGATGTTTCCTGATGTCCCCACTTTTTGAGGATTGAATGTACCGATTTCCGTGAAGTCAAGATAGACCTTTCCCATTTTTAGCCCTCATCCAATACAAACTCTTCGATTTCTCTACCTATGGTGTCACGACTTTTGTGGCTTCGCAGAAAAGCCATTTCCAAACCCTTAACTTTCAGTTTCTTACATTCACGGTCAACATTCTCAATTCTCTTTTCAGGTTTGCCAATGTTTTCAACCAAGTCGGAAATGCTAATACACCCAATGACTTCATTTTGTTTCGGGCTTGGAACTACCTTTTTTATGTGTTGATGTGTGCCAAATTTAGCTAAGTCAGCTGCATTTTTTCTATGGTGAGGCGGAAGGATTTCATGGTCACTACACCAAACTTCAACGACGCAAGTTCCATTAACTTCATCGTAAGAGTGAACTCGATAGTTGAATCCCTGTGGAAGGTCGTCAGAGATTTTCGGTCTTAGATTTCTTGACTTTCTTGAGCCTGTTGTTTCTACTTCAAAGGTTTTTCTATATACCACTTATATCCCTCCTAAGGTGTAAGGTCAATTTTTATTCCTATTCCATATGGATACTTCAAATAAACATCTCTTGGTTGACCATTTGGTTCTCCACAAAGGATTTCAAAGGGTTGAGCGGAGATATTCGTTGTGTGGTGAGCTTCCTCTGCACCATCAATATAGAAATAAACATCAGTAACGTCTTTTTGATGGAGGATTAGAAATTCATGCTCAGTTGTCCAGTCTTGAGGGTCAATATTTGTTGCGGTTTGCGCTCCTCCACTCCGAGAACGAGCATAATGAACTGCTCCATCACGAGCATCTATACCTTGATAATTGTCATAATCCGCCTTTACGGGTTCATAGAAGAACATATAGTGAAAGGTATCAACTGAGATTTTCAGTCTGGCAGATGCCCTTAAAGTTCCAACAACACCAATTCCTGCTCCTTGATAAGCTACACCTGTTCCAAACCCGTAATAACCAGCGGCGGGATTTTGGTTTTTAATCCACTCCCCGTCGTAAGTCGGGTTGTATCCTATTCTTGCAAGAGGTAAAGTTCTCATCAGACTTTCCTCAAGTTCTGCATCAACTGCTCCAAACCATGCCTTTCTTAACAATTTCTTATCTATCTCTATACTCATTTCATATCACCCTTTCCTCAAATTGAGGGAGTGAGGCATTTAGCCAGGTACTACACTCCTATACTGTTCTCTTGTCTTTTCAACTTCTACTTTCGCTTCCTCAAGTAATCTTCTTCTTAGATCTCTCTCTATCTCTCTT